TGCGAAAGGTTTGAATGTAAATTCAGACGAGATCTTTATTAAAGTTATTACTTCAGTACCAACTGAAGGTGAAGTAACCACAAAAGAACTTGACAAGTTGGTTTACGAGATTGCAGCATCTTATACAGGTAGTCATCATGACTACTCAAGATTAGCGTCATCGGTTGCAATTTCTTCATATCATAAAGAAACAAATGATAGTTTTTCACAAACTATGATGCAACTTTATGAGGATGGGATTATAAATAAGAAACTTATTGAGACCATTAAAGAATACGGAGAAGATACAATTGATGCGGTAATCAATCACGAAAATGATTATAACTTTGATTACTTTGCTTGGAGATCATTACAAGAAATGTATCTACTGAAACGACCAAATGGAAAAGTAATTGAAAGACCACAACATATGTACATGAGAGTTGCATTATGGGTCACTTCAAATATTACAGACGCATTTGAATATTATAGATCATTATCTGAACAACTAATTTCAAAGGCAACACCAATTATGATTAACTCAGGTACTAAAGTTCCTCAATTAGCATCTTGCGTACTTCATTATAATGACGCTGATTCAAGAAAAGGTTTGTTAGATACATTGACAGATATTTCTACGTTTTCATCCGATGCTGCAGGTATTGGATTATCTATGTCTAACATTCGTAGTAAAGAAAGTAGAATTTCTAGTTCAGGCGGATATGCTGGAGGTTTGTTAAAATATTTAAAAATTGTAAATGAATCACTCAGATTCTTCAATCAGCAAGGTCGTCGACCAGGATCGGCAGCAATATATCTTGAACCATGGCACAAAGATATATTTGATTTGTTAGACATTAAAAAGAACACAGGAGCCGAAGAGTTAAGAGCCCGTGATTTATTTACAGCTCTGTGGATTCCTGACAACTTTATGAGGGCGGTAAAAGAAAACAATAATTGGTATCTATTCTGTCCTAACGACATAAAGAAAGCAGGTTTGAAACCATTACAAGAATGTTATGGAGATGAATATGAAGAGGTTTATGACAAAGCGGTAACTATGGGACTTGGTAAAAAAGTTAAGGCTCAAGATATTTGGAGTAAAATTGTAGAGTCCCAAGTAGAAACAGGAGTTCCATACCTTTGTTCTAAGGACAATGCAAATCGTAAAACTAATCATCAGAACATTGGTGTCATTAAACAATCCAATCTTTGTAATGAGATTTATCAATATACTGACGAAGAAACAACCGCAATTTGTACACTTTCATCTATGGTATTGAAAAACTTTATTAAATCAGGAAAATTTGATTTTGAACTTTTATTTAGTGAAGTTCGTAAAGTTGTCCGATCTTTGAATAAAGTAGTAGATATAAATAACTATTCAACTGATAAAGGTAAAAAAGGTGGTTTAGAGCAAAGAGCAATTGCTATTGGTACTCAAGGGTTGGCGGACGTGTTCTATTTAATGGATTATATTTTTACTTCCGAAGAGGCGAAAAAATTAAACAGGGATATCTTTGAAACTATCTACTACGCTGCGATTTACGAAAGTAATCAATTGTGTATGAACGGTAAATACAAACCATACAATTTTTTTGAAGGGTCACCAATGTCCAAAGGAACATTTCAATTCGATATGTGGAATTTGGATGAAACAAAACTTTCAGGAATGTGGGATTGGAACAAATTGAAAGAAAATGTTAGATCTTACGGTGTTTGTAATTCATTGTTTACAGCTCAAATGCCAGTCGCTTCATCAGCAAAAATTACTGGTTCATACGAAATGACAGAACCTGCACATTCGGCAATTTTTAATAGACGAGTTGTTGGAGGTGAAATTATGATTGTTAACAAATATCTAATCAATGATTTTGAAAAAATTGGAATTTGGTCTGAAGATTTAAAAAATGAAATTATTTTTAATGAAGGATCAATTCAAAATATTAACTTTAACAATTATTTAGATTCCGAAGATAAAAATTACAATAAGAAAGTTAAACGAATTGAACACTTAATTCCTAAATATAAAACAATTTGGGAAATTTCACAAAAACAACTTATTGATATGGCGGCAGATAGAGCGCCATTTATTGACCAATCACAATCGATGAATATCTATATGTCTAACCCTACATTATCAAAAATTACTTCGTCACATTTTCACTCTTGGGAGAGTGGATTGAAAACACTTTGTTATTATGTCAGAACTAAGGCAATTTCAACAGGAGCAAAACACTTGGCGATGGATATATCCAAAAGAGAAAAACCAAAGTCAACACCCGAACCTCCTAAAGTGGATTATTCACATTTAAATTTACCAGCAAGACCCGATAATTCTGACTTTGAATGTTTTGGTTGTTCATCTTAAAAACTTTTAAGTTTATTAAAATTAAAAATCACGGATACTCGTGATTTTTTTTTACTTAAAAAAAACCTAACTTATATTTATATGTGATATGGCAAATGGTATAACTTATGGAATTTCGTTCCCTTTTGTGGATTCGTTTACAGGTAGATATTTGGACGTTACTAATTCTACTGAAGGTGAAATTAGATCTAATCTTGTTCATTTATTATTAACTAGAAAAGGTAGTAGGTATTTTTTGCCTGATTTTGGTACAAGATTATATGAATTTATCTTCGAACCGTTGGACGGTCCAACGTTTTCCGATATTGAGTCAGAAATAAGAGACACAGTAAGGACTTACATGCCTAATTTACAGGTAACTAATATAACCGTTGAACCAGGTTCTGCCGGTTTAGAGGACAAAGGTTATACTGTAAATCAAGATGGTGAAAGAGAATTTAGAGTTACTAACATTTCTAATTTAGAACATACGGCAAGAATCAAAATTGATTACAGAATAACAGATTCGGCTTTTGAATCACAGGATTTTGTGATATTAAATATTTAATAATATATGGCAGAGAAAAAAATATCCTATACGGTTAGGGATTTCCAAGGAGTAAGAACAGAGCTTATAAATTTTACTAGAACTTACTATCCTGATTTAGTACAAAATTTCAATGACGCTGGTATTTTTTCAGTCATGTTAGATTTGAATGCTGCAGTAACTGATAATTTAAATTATCAAATAGACAGAAGTATTCAAGAAACCGTTTTACAGTTTGCACAACAAAAAAATTCCGTTTATAATATTGCAAGAACTTATGGTTTAAAAATACCAGGTCAAAGACCTTCCGTTGCGTTAGTGGACTTTTCAATCACAGTTCCGGCATTTGGAGATAGAGAAGATATAAGATATTGTGGTGTCTTGAGAAGAGGTTCACAAGTAAATGGGGCTGGACAACCTTTTGAAACTGTTTATGATATTGATTTTGCATCACCAATAAACGCTGAAGGATCACCAAATAGAGTAAAAATCCCTAATTTTGACTCTAGTGGTAAGTTGATCAACTATACAATAGTTAAACGAGAAGTTGTAGTTAACGGGATCACTAAAGTTTTCAAAAGAGTAGTTACCCCAAATGATGTAAAACCATATTTTGAATTATTTTTACCTGAAAAAAACATTTTAGGAATTTCAAGTGTGTTATTAAAATCAGGTACACAATATTCCACTATACCAAATCCACAGGATTTTCTCACATTAGGACCTGAAAGATGGTTTGAAGTTGACGCTTTAGTACAAGATAGGGTATTTGTTGAAGACCCAACTAAAGTATCTGATCAACCTGGTATTAAAGTAGGTAGATATATTACAACGTCCAACAAATTTATTTCGGAATATACACCTGAAGGATTTTGTAAAATAACATTCGGTGGGGGTAATATTTCCGCTGAAGAACAATTGAGAGAATTTGCTAGAGATGGTAAAGGATTTGATTTGAGTAGATACACCAATAATTATTCTTTGGGTGCCGCTCTAACACCAAATACTACTTTGTTCGTTCAATATAGAATTGGTGGAGGACTTGCTAGTAATGTCGGTCTAAACACTATAAATCAAATAGGTACAGTATCATTTGCGGTTAATGGACCTTCCGAGTCTGTAAACAGAAGTGTTATAAACAGCTTACAGTGTAATAACGTAACTGCCGCAATTGGAGGATCAAATATACCAACGACTGAAGATGTTAGAAATTTGGTTTCATTTAATTTTGCAGCACAAAACAGAGCGGTTACGGTAAATGATTACAATTCTTTAATTAGAACAATGCCTTCTCAGTTTGGAGCTCCTGCAAAAGTTGCAATCACAGAAGAAAATAATAAGATAAGAATAAAAATGTTATCTTATGATACAAGTGGTAGTCTTACTAATGTTGTCTCTAACACCTTAAAACAAAATGTTGCAAATTATTTATCAAACTATAGAATGATAAATGATTATATTTCAATCGAAGCTGCAGAAACTATAGATCTTTCAGTAACTGTTGACGTTGTGTTGGATAATAGTCAAAACCAAGGTGCGATTATTTCTAAAACTATACAAATAGTTTCTGAGTTCTTTAACCCACTTGTTAGGGAGTTAGGTCAAAATGTTAATATATCTGAATTAAGAAGGTTAATACAATCCGAAAATGGAATTGTTAGTCTTTCTGACATTTCGTTCTTTAATCAAGTTGGAGGTCAGTATTCATCGGCACAAACATCAATGCCATATTCAAACCCATTAACAAGACAAATCCAACCAACTGCGGATACTATCTTTGCAACCCCAACACAAATCTATCAAATTAGATATCCAAATAAGGATATAAATGTTAGGGTTCTCAACCTTAAATCGGTTAACTTTTCATAGCGATTTATTTTTATAAAAACAAGTTTATCTTTTCTAAAATAGGAAATAAACTATTTATGAAAAAACGAATTTTTAATGCCCAAATCATATAGAATTAGGACTGAAGTTGGTGTTGATAAATATATCAATGTGAACCTCGAACAAGATTGGGAATCTTTAGAGATACTTTCTTTGAAGATTTTAGCCGATGACTTATACACACGTTTCTGTGCCGATTACGGTGTTGTTGTTGGTAGAGTTTTTGTAAATAATGGTTTTGGTTTACCAAAGGCGAAAGTATCGGTATTTATTCCTTTGGAAGATGCGGATGAATTAGACCCTGTGATATCAGAACTATATCCATACAAAACAATTACAGACACTAACGAGGCTGGTTATAGATATAATTTATTACCAAAACTACCATCATACAATGGACATCAATCGACAGGATCATTTCCTAACGTTGGTGACGTTTTAATGGATGAATCATATATTGAGGTTTATGACAAGTACTATAGATATACGGTTACCACAAATGAGAGTGGTGACTTTATGATTTTTGGAGTACCAATCGGAAATCAAACAATAGTAATGGACGTTGACCTATCGGATATTGGATGTTTTTCACTATCCCCACAAGACTTGATACAACAAGGATTGGCAACAGAAACTCAAGTTAATGGATCCACTTTTAGGACATCAACTAATTTGAGAGAACTACCTCAAATTAAAAATTTAGTTTTTGATGTTGACGTTAGACCTTTTTGGGGGGACGCCGAATTATGTCAAGTTGGAATAACAAGAGTTGATTTCGATTTAACTAAACAGGCAAATATCAATATACAACCAACATCAATTTTTATGGGGTCGATTATATCGACAACTGATGATGATGCTCTTAAAGTAAGTTGTAAACCAAAAAACAACACAGGAAATCTTTGTGAATTGGTTTCAGGTCCAGGTGAAATTAAATCTGTTAGACAGACTATAAACACAGATTCGAACGGACTTCCTTTACTTGAGGTTTATGATATTGAAGAAGAAGGAAAAGTTATAGATGGTGATGGGACATTTTTAATGAATGTACCAATGAATTTGGATTATGTTTTTACAAATGAATTTGGACAACAAGTTTTATCGGATGATCCATCGAAAGGAATCCCAACAAAAGGAAAATATCGATTCAAATTTAAATGGCAAAATGACCAAGGACTACAAGGTAATTTTCAAAGGGCAGATTTTTTAGTACCTAATGTCAAAGAATATGGTTGGACTGGTAATTCAGACCCTTTTAATCAAAATCCAACTACCTTTACTTACCCTCAAATTCCAATTGGGTCAACTACAGGAACAACATACACTTCACCCTCAAGTGTTGGATTGTCAAACCCTGTAACAATTAACGTAGAATCTTATTCTATCTATATTAACGGTGTTGTTTATACAGGAACTTTAAATTCAATCACATTAAATCAAAATGATACTTTGTTGATTGTTGCAACACCTGTAGACCCTACTCAAGCACAAGATATTAGTTTTACTGAATATCCATTACAATTATTTAAGTTGTTAAAATCATATGCTTTCAGCACTGATTGGGATGACTACGTTAATCCTCAAGAAGCTATAGATTGTGAAGATACTTTCTACGAATTTAAATACAACAAAGTATACACTACCGCAATGTTTTTGGATAGATATAAAAACGGCGTAGGTAGGGCAAAACATTTAGGTATTAAAGAAATTGATAATAGAACATGTAAATCTACTGTTAACACATTTCCTGTAAATGATATTATTAGAAACTTTGATTTTATATTTTTTGTGTTCAACATACTCATTAACATTTTAACATTCCCAATCTTAGTTTTATTATTTGTAGCGCATTTAATTGCACTACTTTGGCCAATTCTTAAATACCTATTATTATTCTTAGGTCCTTTCATAATTGCTATGGGAGTACAGGCTGGTGTAGATTTGGCTTATTATATTGCTGAAACTTTTGCATTTACGCCACTTGGTGGACCTGTAGTTAATTTTGGTACTTATCTACAAATTATTGCAAAAGGAATATATGCGTTGGCATTAGTCGCTGCCGGTGTCGTATTCACAATTTTTTATACAAAATTCTTTAAAGAAAGTTTAGATAATGGAAGAGTTTCTAACTTTCCAAGAATCGGTTTACCAATGATTGCATACCCTGATTGTACAAGCTGTGATTGTCAATGTGGTAATGCGACAATTGAGGATGGTTTTGATGAGAATGATATACAACAAGAAATTCAAGACGCTCAGGATGATTTAGGTGATTCATCATCAGGTTTTGGTTATGATATAACTTTTGCAGAACCAAATACGGTTTTAGCACCTTTGAGTTCACCAATAACTTATGAATTCGATCACCCAAATTTACAGGTAAATCAAGATGGTGATGATCCTTATGATTGTGGTGGTGCTAGTCCTATATTTAAATCATTACAAACTTTAATAGGTAATGACGATATAGTTCCTGATTTAGCTGTCAGAGCAGTCCTTGATTTCAAAAGACTTGCGTCAGGTTATGATGTTCTGTCATCAACGGATCCGAACGCTTATTATACTGAGTTTTATTTATTACATGCCCCACAACCATTTTTATTTTCTGGAAAAGATAGTGCGGGTAGCGATGAAAGATTCTTTGGTTACCCAACATCAGTAACTTTACCTCAAAAATTGAACGACTTCAACACACGAGACAAATATTTCTATTCAAACACGTCAAGTGCTGCGGGTACAGGTGTGAATAGAATCAAAACTACCGTAAATCCCGGTTTAAGTTCCAATTTCTTCGAAGATCAAGTTTTGGTTGTGTTAATGAATGCAGGTACCGCATCACAAATTGGTGTCGGTGGGGTTTGTACGTTTCAGGACCCAAAATATACTGACTCACAATCTAGTAATAGATTGATCAACTTAACAGGTGCAACTACAAATCAGTTCAATAATACCGCAATCACTGGTACTACTCTTACAGGACAAACTTCAGTAACCATAAATTACGCAAACCCAAGTAACCCAAACGCCTCTATTCCTGTTACAGTACCATTTATACAACCATCTATAAGCCAACTACCTGTCGCTGGTAATCCGACCGTAGAACAATCTTATTTACAATACGCCACAGACGTAGAATATTTTCAGTTAATAACTGGTATTACAGTTTCTGATTTTGAAACTAACTCGGGTTATAATGGAGGTAATTCAGGTTATTTTCCAAGCTCATATTTATTTCACAACATAACATATAGAATATCATCATGTGGGGCTCCTTATAGTTTATCTCAACAAGGTTCTATTTCAGATGTTTTAAGATTTGCAACTAATTATCAAAATTATGAAGTTTGTATATTTGTTAGGGGGGTAGATCCATTCTCAGCACCACAAACTATTAAGTACGACTTGTCTAAAATTTTTGGTAATACAAATTATGGTACGGTTACAGTTGAAGGTAGTTATTATTTAAATCAACCAATACAAGCTCTACCAACTGGTTTGAAACCAACAAGTCATAATACAACAACAAACTCAAATACAACTTTATATTTTCCTTCATTTACGTTTACACCCGACCAAACTCAATTTACCGCATTTACCTCAAACCTACCTTATTTCTATTCAAGTATAGATGATACTATTTCCTCTTCTTACATTCCAGCTCCTATTTGGTCAACAAATAGTACACAAACCTCGGGTGGTTTAACAACACTATCTTCTGTAAGATCTGTACCTCTGAGTCAAACTTCTTATATGGTGGGTGGATCATATTTAGCTTGGTGGGATACAACATTAAGTAATCAACCGTTTATGACTACAGATAACAACCCCCCTTGTAATCAAGATTGTCAAAAAACACAATATTTTAATACAAATAATGGATCTTTCGTGACAGCACCAAACAATGGTAACCTAACTGCTCTATATTCACCGGCTTACTATAGATACATTGGGTCAGGATCATTATCAGGACCTATTCAATTCAATTTGGCAAACTACAATCGAATAGTTATGAGGAGTGATAGATTACCTACATCCACTGGCATACAAAATGGTGCTAATTTAAGAACAGGATACCTTTTACACCAAAATGATAATTTTTCAATTTATACATTAACAGGTGTTTTGGAACCACCAACAATAAACACAGGTGGGGACTTACCTAATGGTGATGGTCTTGATAGTGACTCAATAACATCAGGATTAACAAGTTCTTTAACATGTGAGGGCATGGTTCCTTTGGAATGTTACTCAGGATCAGGTTCAAATGTTGGCATAATACCCTCAAATCAATGCTCGATTCCAACTAACAGAATGATAAATGGTTGTTATTGTTTATTAAACAGGCGTTATGTTAAAGAGTATGGAGCGGATGTCAGACTATTTTTAGAGTGGAAAGTAAGGTTTACAATGAACTTTGCCGCTTGTAGAGGAGTATTTGCACAAGTTTTCCAAAACAATTGGATCAATGGAGTTCTTTATATGTATAGTTTCAATAAAAGAACAACATTCGGATTAGACCCAACAAACCCTACCTACAACTACTGCGACGATGTTATTATATTCAATGATTTAACTAATAATTTCTTTTATAGATCATCACCATGGAATGAACAACAACAAAAATTTATTGGTAAACAATCCCCCGCTCCTCCTAATATACCCGCACAATTTTTAGTATTTCCTGGTTTAGGTTATAATGTTAGACAAATACAATTCCCAACTACAATTGTTGATATGGGACCGAGAGATAGTTTTATCAACGAAATATGTTGTTCTGGTGTTGACGGATTTGGTTCATATTTTGCTGATCAATTAAAGGCAACTTCTTATCAAGACAATTCTGACATTATACAACTTGGATTCTTATCAAGAATATTGAATGAGGGTGTAAGACAAAGAATTATACCAATAGGACAAGGTCAAAACAATACTGAAGGTAAAGGAATTGAACAATTTTTTAATAGCGATAGAGGTGGTTATAGAATTGACGGAGATTGGGCTCAAATGTTATCGATAAATTCCGAATGGAAAGTATTACCTTTTATTACTGAAAACGTGCCGAGTAATAGTTATATCTATTTTGGTGACAATTTGAATGGTCTATCTTCTGGTGTACCTTCGGATGAAATAAAACCTATCTTAGGTTTATTTTTTACCGCAAATACTCCCGAAATTAGATATCGAAAAATAATGTCACCTGGAATTGAAACTTATAACTTCAATCCGTTAATTGAAGAGAAATTTGGATATGGTAAATCACAAGTTGTTCCTCACTATAAATGGTGGATAAAAACACCTACAACCTACGTTGGAACACCAAACATTTTTGGATCTGAAGATAATAATTGGTACACACAAACATATTCTTCAGGTTTCTTTCAGAAAAAATATCAAGATTTAGATTTTACAACTTTGGGTGAGAAGTATATGACAACACAAACAAAATATGGATACATAGCTAGCTTTAATTTAACTGGAGGTACAATGCCAATTACACCATTGACTAATATACTACAAGGAGACCCTAGCACAAATTCAAGTAATGCTGTTGTTGTAGGTGCACCATACCACTTCTATTTTGGTTTGAATAATGGAAAAACTGCGATAGATAGATTTTATAAACTTTATGTAGCAACTCAAGATTAAGATGACAGTTGATCCATCATATAGAATAATACTATCCACAGAAAGATTTAAATCAGCTCCGAGAACTGATCAAGCAATCAATGTGCCGTTCGCTCAATCAATGAAAGAAATTATTGAGTTTGACCGATCTATTGATTTGAATTTAGTTGATGTATTTGATCAAGAAAGACAAACATGTACAATTTTCAGACCTGTAACTAAGTTTACAATTCTTTTTGAAAACGCCTTTACTGGATCAACAGTTTATGAACCTTTTAGGGATAATTTGTATTACACTAACCCAATCAATAATGCGTCTTCATACTACCCTTCAGGTAATGTACCATCTGTACCACCATTACCTACAGATCAAACTATTCCTTGGGAAGGGTTTCCACAATATCCTGAATTTGATTTCATAAGAACTGATAAAGATGTTGTTGGATACACTTATCCACCAAATAACCATTTGAATTTTAAAAACGTTAGTGCCTCAACTTATAATTGGTCTCATTATATTAGTTATGCTTATGGTAATGTTTATAACAAAACTCTTTTTACGGTTGAACCTGACAGTAATATAAATTGGACTTGGGTTGCATCAGACGGAATTCCTTTTTACATTGTTGAAGGTAGCGATAAATTACTAACTAATATAACATTCAAATGCCCCGTTGAACATGGTTTGACAGTTGGAGAATTTGTTTATATGTCAATTAACTACAATGGTAATCAGATGTTTCAGGTCTCAAGTTTAGGAGATCCTGCTTATGGATCAAATCTTTACATTTTTAACTTAAGAAATGTTGGTTATACAGGTAGTACTTTTGTTACCAACACCCAAGGAACATTTAAAAGAGTTATAAACGCTGCTAATTCTGCTGATACAATAAGTGAATATTACATTAGAAAACATAAAATAATGACTACACCTGATTGTACAGTATTATCTAACGCAGGATTTGAGAGGAACATCTATGGGGACAAAACAAAATGTGAAATAAAATCTTTAACACCCAATCAGAAACAAAGAACATCAGTTAAAGAAGGATCAAGATCTTACACTTTAGCGTTCAATTGCGATATTGATATTGAAGGATTGAAAGACAACCAAGGCAGACCATTGACAGAATTATTTTTTACCTCAATTTGGAGAGGATATTTTGGTTGGACAAGAAATTTGAAACAAGGTTGGTACTTCAACACCTATTTAGAAAATAAAAAACCTCAAACATGGTGGGACAACAGCAATGTTAATTCAAACGTTACAATACCACAATATTCTTACAACTCATTATTGAATAAAGGTCCTTTTTTTTATAATTCATTTTTAACCTCAGGTGATACTATTGACGGTGATTTTTGTGAATGGAATGACTACAATCAATTTGAGAGAGTAATTTCAATTTACCAACATAAAATAAAATATAATGAAAATTGGTTTAGGTTAGACAACCCATTACCAACATCTAATCAACCTGGTTATTTTTACAGACCACATAACCCGATTCAAATAGGTGCATTTTCTGAATATATTGAAGAAGGGAGTTCAACAAACGTTGTCGGAATACCTGACTATGCTTACTACTCAACATTATCGGCTCTATTTAGGTGGAGAGATAAATACCCTTATGGTTATGTTGATACAGACGGTGTTGGTGTTGATTTTCCATATTTAAATAATGCTCACTATCCTTTTATAGATACTATTTTTAGAATTACACCTGAAGATTATAATATCCCAAGTGATTATGCATCATTAGGATCGGTTCCTGCGAACATAACTAC